TAAAGAGGATGCGCTTGCCGGATTCCTTGACGGCTCGGTGCGCGTCCTTATCACGAAACCGAGCGTAACGGGATTCGGTCTCAACTGGCAGCACTGCGCGCGCACGGTGTTCGCGGGGCGATCGTTCTCATATGAGAGCTGGTATCAGGCCATCCGGAGACTCTGGCGCTTCGGCCAGCAGCGCGCCGTGGAATGTCACGTGGTTGTCGCCCAAGGGGAGCAGGCGATCGGGCGCGTGATCGACCGCAAAGCCGCCGATCACGCAAGCATGAAGGCCGCGATGGCGAAGGCGATGCGCCGCTCCACCGAGCGGAGCGCAGCAACGAAGGTCGCCTATCACCCAACGCACACGGGGAGATTGCCAGGATGGATGTGATCCGCTGCATCGGAGAAGCCCACGGAGATCGCTGGGCTGCTTATCAAGGAGACTGCGTCGATGTTTTGAGCCAGATTCCGTCCGACTCGATCGACTTTTCCGTCTACTCGCCACCGTTCGGATCGTTGTTCGTCTATTCAGACAGCGCTGCAGACATGGGAAACAACGAGAGCGACGACGACTTCGCAGAGCACTATGCATTCCTAGTGCGCGAAAAATTCCGCGCCACCAAGCCTGGGAGGTTGACGGCGGTGCACTGCTCAGACCTTCCCATGACCAAGTGGAAGGACGGCCACGTCGGAATCAAGGATTTCTCCGGGCAGCTCATCCAGATCCACACTGACGCCGGATGGATCTACCACTCGCGGCGAACGATCTGGAAATGCCCGGTTGTGGAGATGACGCGGACCAAGCATGTCGGCCTGCTCTACAAGCAGTTGATCGCCGACAGCGCCAAGTCGCGAGGTGGCATGCCGGACTATCTGCTCACGTTCGTGAAACCCGGCGAGAACGCAGATCCGATCGTCCACTCGCCGGAGAGTTTCCCGCTCGAGCAATGGCAGGAATGGGCATCGCCTGTCTGGGAAACAATCAACCAGACGAACGTGCTGAATGTCAAGGCCGCGAAGGACGTGAACGACGAGAAGCACTTATGCCCGCTGCAGCTCGACATCATCGAGCGCGCGGTTGTGATGTGGAGCAATCCGGACGACGTGGTGTTGTCGCCATTCATGGGCATCGGGTCGGAAGGCTACACGGCGCTCAAGCACGGGCGGCGCTTCGTGGGCATCGAACTCAAGCAATCCTATTTCTCCCAAGCCGTAGGGAACCTGGAAAGCATCAGCGCGCAGCCGAGCCTCTTTGCGGTGACGGCATGACCTCGATCAATGGCAGGCCGACGATCATCAACCTCGATGATGTCGGGAAAACACGTCTGGGAGTCCGTCGGCCTGCCGCCCACTTCCCAGACTTCGCCGTGCTCGCCGCCTGCGTATTCGCATTCGGCGTGCTCATCGCCACCTCTTCCGAGGACCTCGCGCTATGGATCAGCCAGCCCCAAGCAGCTCCCGTTACGCTTCCGACGACGACGACGACCGCGGCGAGCTCGTGCTCGTTGGCGCCCTCTTCCTCGCCGCGCATGGCGCCATCTGGTTCTGCGTCGGCGCAGCGGTCGCCTGGTGGCTCCTGAGAGCATAGCCATGATCACCCTGCTCCCCGAACCCAAGCGCCTCGAAGCCGTGAACGACCATCCGTATCCGGATTGGTATCGCCAGCGCCTCGCTGCGGCGCACGCCTATCTCGACGAGCGCGAGATCAACCGCAACCGCCACCGCTGCGATCACCGTTACGTGCCAGCGCTGCCGGTGCTGCCGCGAAACAGCGCGGCGTGACGATTGCAAGACCGGCAGCACACGAACCAAGGGGAAAAACAATGATTGCCTTCATGTGGAAACAGATCCGTAGTTTGTTTTGGACATGGTTCCGAGCACCACTTCGCAATGGGCGATGCGATCTAGAAAATCATACGGAAGGGACGGAAGATCTTCGAAATACTGCTTTCGAATGCCACGCAGAGCCTATCGAACCGCAGCACGAATCTTCGCAGCAATCAGTAAGACCTCCTCGGACCGTAGTGACAATGATGTCTCTCCGTCATCTGCTGGATGAACTAGATGAAATGTTTTCGGTTTTGCGTCTTCCATATAGCCGCATGTCGTGGATTAGCAGAGCGAATTTGATTGGTTTGCGAAAGATGGGCACGCATGTCGTATATCCGGACCATTTATTGCCTGACGGAGAATTAGGGTTTCATAAACTCTCAACGGAGAGAGTGGATCAGCAAAAAAAGTTACCAGCTATGTTCTGCGTGAGTTGGGGGCTTTCGAGATTTGATAATGCGGAACGTTGTTATCCGGCTGTGATGCTCGGTTACAAGATCGATAAGATTCCAGCAAACATAAGCAAAATGAAGGGGCAACATTACGTCTTCGCAATGGGGATGAAATTCGGAGTGTCTTCACTCGATGATTCAAGGAAAGAACTGTGGTGGGTCGCCGGACATATAACAGTACTCAATGACGGATCTTTATATGTCCATAATGAATTGATCCCAAGAATTCATAAGATCCCGGTGAAGCATTCAGGAACTAGGCGTGCCGTAGGTAGATCGCTTTCCTATACGTCAATGTCGTGGGGTAAAGCATCAATGGCCTCGATACAAGAAGAAACTCCCAATGACGACGGAGTTGAAAAATGCAAGACACAGTTCGCTTTGGCGATGAATTGGTGGCTACGGAGAAATGAAGCATGGAGCGTATCGGTTAACAAGGACGGAGAGCGTATGACGTTCTCGATTCCACGAGAATTGACGAAGATATTTTTTAAAGATCGGATACGCGTAACGACAGAGACCGGAAGAACGAAGCCAATCATTCATTTTGTAAATAGGCACAAGCGACTCACCAATCTGGGCATCATCGATGTTAAAGAACACATCCGCGGCCTCGATTCATTCTCATGGAAAGATTATCGAATTCGAGTAACTGCGCCGGGCTTCAATGGGAGGCTTTCTACTGCGTTTGACCTCCCGAGTCATGAAGCCGATGAGGACATGCCGTTACCTGGGGATGGAATAGATATATCAAAGGTCGGTAGGATCTTGGCAAATTTAGAGGATGGGGTAGCGCCGATATGCGCCTGATCGGCCTCACCGGTCCCGCCCGCAGCGGAAAAAGCACTGTCGCCGAGATCCTCGAGGCGCAGGGTTTCGGCGTCTACGCGTTCGCCGACGCGCTCAAGAATGCCGTCGCCACCATGCTCAATGCTCTCGGCGACGAGGTGAGCGAGCACCTCGAGGACGAGTCGCGCAAGGAAATGGAGCTCGCCGGCGTCGGCGTAAGCCCGCGCTATCTCTGGCAGACGCTCGGCACCGAATGGGGCCGCGAGCGCATCCGGCATGACATCTGGATCAAGATCGTCGCCGCCAAGATCGAGCGCGATCGGCGCGGAGACTGGATTCCGGACGTAGTGATCTCTGACGTGCGCTTCGTCAACGAGGCCCGCTGGGTGCTCGAGCAGCCCGGCGGCGAAATTTGGCGCATCGTCCGTCCCGGCGCCGAGCGCATCGCGCTCAACCACGCGAGCGAGCTCGGCGTCCCGCCGGCGTTGATCACGCATGGCATCTTCAACGATGGCGATGTCGTGCAGCTCGCCGATCGCGTGATGAAGTTATTAGGGTGATGCGCAATATATACGGCTCTCGGCTTAGGCGGCGGCTCTGTAATCGATGGAGCTCTCGCGCGAGCTGGGCGTCTCAGACCGCACGATCCGACGCTGGGCGGCCGGCGTGCATGATACGCCTGCGGGCGTCTATATCGACCTCCTGCGCATTACCCAGGAGCGCGCCGCGGCGCTCGATGCGCTCGCCGGCAGGTTGCGACGCGCGGGCTGATCAACTCCCGCTCCGCCGCTCCAGTCGCCGGGCGAGCTCGGCCTCGAGGTTCTGGAGCTTTTCGCGGGCGCACTGGATGCGCCATTCCAGCCGGCCGATGGAGACGTGCGGCGTGCCGACGAGGCGGAGCTTATTGCATCGGTTCCCCACGGCGCCGGGCGTCCGCTTCGCCGCGAATGCCTTGATACAGGCTTGCCGACCGCCCGCGTCGTAGGCGCGGCGGAGTTTTTCGTCGTCGGCCTTGGTCCAGCGCGGATTCTGGCGGCGGCTCGTCCGGCGGAATCCCGCCTTTTCCATCACCGCGGGCAGCGCCTCGATCTGCTGCTTTACGAGGTCGCCGAATGCGCTCATTCTGCTGCCCCCACTTCCCGCTCGTCCAGCCGGCGCGCGAGATCGAGCTGGGCGCGGTAACGCGCGGTCAGTCGCTCGACGAAGACGCCGTTCTCCGCCCGACGGCGGGCGCGCTCGGTCGCGGCGGCGGAGAGGATCCACCCGAACACGTCCGGCCCATCCCGCTTTTGATCGTAGACCGGCCAGGTCACCCGTCGCTCCGCTTCTGCGTCTTGAGCATCGAGCCATAGCTCGAGCCATAGTGAAACCCGATGATCGCCATGACGATCGCGGTGACGAGCTCCGGCGTGAAGAGATCCTTCTGGAAGGCGACCCAGCCGATGCCGCCGATGATCAGATAGGTGAGGAGCCAGAGCGGATAGTTGGTCGGCTGCTGCGCCTGCTCGAGCGCGAAGGCGCGGGCTTCCTTGCGGTGCGCCTCGTCGAGCTTTGCGATCTCCATCAGGTCGGCGAAGTTGGCGCGCATGGCGGCATCGGCGGCCTTCTGCGCCGCGGGATCGCCGGCGATGCGCTCGACGGCCTGCTGGGCGTTGACGGCGCCGACGGCCTTGGTGGCGATCTCGGCCACCTGTGTCGCGATGGCCTCGTTGCGCACGTCGAACTTGTCTTTCGAGAACATCTTCGCCAGCGAGGGCAGGAGGTCGATGAGGGTCGGCAGCAATGAGAGCGCGACGGCGGCGATCGGGGCGGGCATGGCGGATTCCTTTTTCGGTTCGGTGACGAGATCCTTGAGCGATGCGACGGGCGCATCGAACACTTCGGCGCTGGCCGTCGGCGTCTCGCTGATCGGCTCGGGTTCTTGCTCGTCGGCGGATGCCTCCAGCACCATTTTTGCCTTGAGCCAGTAGTCCCGGCGGCTTTCAAGCCCGTTGGTGCCTCCGTTCACGCGCCGAGTCACGGCCAGGAGCGCCGATTCGTCACCGGGATCGGCGAGCTCGTTGCAGCCATGCGCAAACCACCACCAGGCGGAGGCTTCGGCGGCGAGCGGGAGTTGCTCGAGCTGCTCCGGATTGTTGATGAGGTCGACGTCGAGCGCCTGGCTCGCCTGGGCGTAATTCTCCCGCCCGGTGATCTGGAGATAGCCCCGACCGCGATACCGGAAGCCGTCTCCGGGCTGCGTGTTCCCGAGATCGACGCGGCCTTCATAGGTGAGCTGCTGCGGCGTCGGCCCCCACAGTTCCGCCGCCCAGCGGAAAGCGCCGCTCTCGTGCGCGATCTGCCCGATGAATAGTGCCTGCCGTGCCGGAGTGTTGATGCTCCACCGGGCCATGGCTTCGGAGAGCGCTTCCGCAACGCCGAGCGGGGCGCGGCCGGTGATGGCGATGAGTTGCGCACGGTTCATTTCCGATCCTCCCCGACGACCCAGCGCACGGCGGTCGCGGCGCCGAAGACGAGCGCTGCGCCGAATGAAGTGAGCAGCAGGCCCGCGACGACGAAAGGCAACGCCACCAGCCGGGTGAGCACCGCGGCGAGGTCGTGCGCTCCCCTCATCGGCGCTTCTCCAGTGCCGCCAACCGTTCGCGAAGCTCGGCGAGCTGACGGTCCATCGCCTCGCGGTCTCGGCGCGCCTCGGAACCGCGGTAACGGTCGTCGACGTTTGCCCGCATTTCTATTTCCATGCGCGCAATCTTCTCGCGCAGCACGGCGGTCTCGGTCAGGTTGTGTTCGATCTTGGCGATGTAGGCCGATGACGTCGACTGATGCTCATCCCGGTATCGGCTAAATCCTTCGATGTCCTTTTCGAGCTTTGCGATGGCGAGCTGGGCGCTGATGTAGCCGGAGCCGGCCATGAAGATGGCGTTTGCGACGAACGCCAGGGTGACGGATGCGATCTTCCCTTTCGCTCCCTGGTCAGTGACTCTGCGTGCAGGCACGGCGGCCTCCCTCCACGGGCACCATCTGAGATATTCGTAAATCGCGGCGTCGAGTTGAACGAGCCAGCGCATCCAAAGTCCCGCCCCCTTTCTGGTCTCCGAAATCAGGCGTCTGCCGTCACCCTCACCACGTTCGTCCCGTCCGCGAAGAGGATCGCCCGCTTCGTCTGCGCCACCACGATCCCACTGCCGGCAGAGGTCTTGAACGTCGTGGTGAAGGCTCCGGTGTTGTTGCAGTAAACGATCCATTCGCCATCGTTCGGGAGAATCACGTTGCGGTTTCCGGTGAGCACGCCGGTCGTTGTGATGTGGCGCGCGCGCGCCTCGGCGGCGGTCAGCGTCACATCGCCGCTGGTGACCGCTACACTCACCTTCTGGCTGATGTAGCCGAAGTCGACCCAGGCGCGATAGTCGGTGTAGCTCGTCACCGTGGCGCTGCCCGTGACGATCTGATAGAGCGGGATCTGCCCGGCGGTGAACCCGGTGGTGTTCTTGCTCACGACGCCGGCCCGCGTCGATTCGACGTAGTTGGTGGTACTGCCGGTGAGCGCGACGGTGCCATTGGCGATCTGCGTGAGCACGCCGTCCACGTAGATCGTACCGCCGTAATAGCCCCACGTCAGGCCCGTGGTGGTGCTGGCCCGACGCCCGAACAGGCTCGCCGGGCTTGCCGCGTCGAAGAATGCATTCGCGGTGACTTCCTTGCTCGCCTGCGATTGGCTGATCGTGTCGAGGTTGGTTGTGCTGTTCGCCATTTAGATCGCTCCAGAGACCGGGAAGCCGCGCCCCACGGTCGAGGACATTTGATAGACCCGCACGTTGATGCTCGACTGCGGCGCGCCGAAGTCGGTGGTCTGCTGCGCGGCGGTGTAAGTGACGGTTTGCGTGGCCGAGGTGAGCGTGCGCAGCGTCGCCGTGTCGCCGGCATTGCGGATGTCGATCTCGTAAGACTCCGTGCTCTCGCCGAGGCTCGCATCGACGTAGTCGCGCCACTCGCCGCCGATGCGCGTGCGCCGGATCCACGTGACGACCAGATCGCTCGAGGCGTTGCGGTCGCCGCGCAGATACACGGGCGCGAGCGGCTTCTTGCCGATGCCGGTGTTGGTGAACGCTTCGGAGGCCACCGCCGCGAGCGACTGGCCGAAGCTCGCCGCCTTGAGGTAGCGCGTGGTGTTGAGCTGCGAGCTGGGCGGAGATGGCCGGGTAAGCCCGGCGGTTCCGAGGAGCACGAAGCGATCCGTGCTCGTGTGCGTCGCCATGTGCTGCTCGGTACCGAAGCGCCCACGCAGCAGCCCCGTGAGCCGGTAGGTGGTGCCGGAGACCAGCGTGGCCGTCTTGAACGCGATCACCTCGGAGCCCAGGAGCGCCCAGTTCGCGCCGGCGAGCACCTGCGCCTCCGTGGCCGAGCTGATGCTCCCCGCGACCACGTTGACCGTGACGTTCGACAGCTCGTCGAAGACGTTGCCTCCGGAGAAATTGCCGAGGGTCGAGGTGGCGACGCCGATCGCGGTCGTCGCCGAGGCGCCGCCAATCTGGGCGAAGTTGGCGTCGTCCGCCGCGTCGAAGACGGCCGCGCCCCGCCAGCCGGTGTAGAGCCCGGCGAGCCCGACGTAGTAGCCGAAGTCGTCGTCCTGGTCGCGCAGGATCGGGATGTCCATCGCCTCCCAGAGCGTCGGGCCGACCGTGGCGATGGCGAGGTCGTTGTCCTGGCTCGTCGCCCCGGAGGCGCTCGAGCTGTAGGCGGCGGCGTTATCCAGCTCGCCCTCCCAGATGATCCGTTGGCCCTCCTCGCGCTTGCGGGTGGCGCGCACGGTGTAGGAGATCGAGCCGCCCGGCTGGATGGTGAAGACGTCCGTCGGCTCGTATTTCGCATACTCGACCGAGGTCGCCCACTCGCAGCGCGTGCGCGCCATGTGGGCGGCGTAGAGCAGCACGTCGGCGATGCGCGCCCCCTGGTCGGGCGTGAGCACGAGCGGCAGCTCCTGGAACACCTGCTCGACCGAGCGCACCACCAGGCGGCGGGCGTACTCGCTCGCCTGGGCGTAGCTGCCATCGTTATTCCAGAACTGGACCACGACCTGCCGCGGCGCCTCGGTCTCATCGGAGCGCTCGACCTTGAGGAGATCGGCCGGGCCGTTGCCCGCCTCGACCGCGCCGAGGTCCGCCGCCGCGATCGTCACCGCCGACGAGCCGCCGCGCTTCACGAACTTCAGCTTGTTGTCCGACTCCACCGCATCGAAGAAAAACGCCTTCGCCAGCGCCTCGAGCGCCGATCGCGCCGTCATCGGGCGGGTGATGGCGTAGCCGTTCACGGTGTCGGTGAGCGCCGTCACGGTCACGTCCGAGGCCGCCATGCCGGCGAGTTCGCAGATCGTCGTGACGATGGTCGATAGCGCCGGCGAGCTCGCGGTGATCGAGGGCAGCAGGTTGGCGGCTCCGGAGTCGCTCCAGGCGTAGCCGGTCGCCGGGATCGTCACCGCGCCGGGGTATGTGACGGTGTGGCTCGCGTTCAGGATGGTCGACGTGCCGCCGGGGAAGAGCTGCGCGAGGAAGCCGTTCGTGCTGCCGGAGATCTTCCAGACGAAGTAGAGGTGATCGACGACGGCGAAGTGGTTGAAGTCCGCATCCGCGATGCTAGAGAACGTCCACGAGTCGATGAGGTTGCCGGCGGTGTCGTACTTCCGCAGCCCTCGGGTAAAGTTGCCGCTGTGGAAGTTGGCGACCCAGAAGTAGGTGCCGTCGCTGCTGATCTTCCACCGGCTCGCCTCGTTCGTGTCGACGCATGCGAAGGTGAGGGTCAGAAACGGCGTGCTCTGCGGCAGGCCCTTGGCGTGGTCGTAGTCGACGAAGTCGAGATAGCGCGTCGTGCCGTTGCGGTGGCTCGTCAGCACCACGTCGCCGATGCGGTATGCCTGGCTCGGCGAGCCGACGTTCGAGAGCGACGGCAGGCCGATGGTGTTGGCGGCGTAGCTGCCGTCCGCGAGCGGACGCATCCAGGTGCCCGCGGTGGCGCTGGAGAACGCCGCGCAGAGGCCGAGAATGTTGCCCTGGACGATGTTCGTGCCCCACGTGCCGGAGTGCGAGAACGTGGTGTTCGTCCAGGTCTCGGTGGACAGGATCGCACCGTTTGGCGAGAGCGTGCGGAACACCGTGGTCGTCGAGGGCGAGAGGCTCGCGTCGGTGCGCGCAGTCACGAACAGCCCGTTCTCCAGATAGCCGGCCTGCGCCGCGTTGCCCGACACGCTCACCGCGCTCGGCCGCGACTGCGAGCCCGAGACGATCACCTCGAACTCGAGGTTCGGGATCCGGCCCCATTTCGTGATGTCCGCGTCGGTGAAGACCGCGTAACACATGCCACGATGTCCGGGCACGTTGCCCGCGCCTTCATAGCTCTCGATCGTGGGGTCGGCGAGCTGCGTCTCGCTGCCGGCGTAGAACGTGGCGTTCCCGAGGCCGAGCACCGAGCCCGAGATCTGGGTCAGGTCGGTCGTGTTGGAGTAGTAGATCAGCTCGCCGTCGGCCCACACTCGCCGGATGCCGGCAACCGGCCCCTTGCAGAGCGCGATGGCGAAGCTCGCGAGGTACGTGTACGTGCGGGTCGTCACCTCCTGCCCGCCGCCCTTGCCGACCTCCTCGGTGCTCTCGCTCACCAGCTCGCGGATGCCGCCGCTCCAGATGAGATTGCCCGCGATGCGCACGTTGCCGAACGCGATCGGGATGCCCACGCCGTAGGTGCTCGCCTGCACCCGCAGATCGTTGAGGCGCGGCCCCTCGCGCAGCATGTCCTCCTTCTTCTGGAAAAGGAGGCTGCCGACGGTGGAGCCGACCATCCACCCGATCGAGGCGTAGCCGAAGGCGCTGCCGACCGCGGCGCCGGCGAGCCCGAGCGCGAGGATCGCCATCTACGCGGCCCCCGGCAGGCGGTAGCGGAACGCCGCGACCAGGCGGCTTTGCCAGACGGTGTCCATGCGGTTTTCGACGACCTTCCGGCTCGGCGCGTAGGCGTGGATCATCGAGAAGCCGCCGCTCGGGTGCTCGCCGACGATGGCGAGGTGCTGCGGGTCGCTCTCGATGCGAAAGACGGCGACGTCGCCCACGGTGAGGCGCGAGAGCGCGATCGGCTGCAGGTGCTCGCGGCAATGCTCGACGAGCGAGCGGCCGTCTGGCCGGCGGGCGTAGGCGGTCACGTCGAGATCCTCGGGCAGCGCGCCGAGCGCCTTGCCGACGACGATCACCAGCCCGGCGCAGTCGAGCCCGGCATCCGTCCTCCCCTGGTGCTGGAAGCGCACGCCGAGCCACTCCCGCGCCTCGTCGGCGATCCGACGCCGCGGCGCGGATTCGATGAGGCCCGCGACCGCCTCCGGCGCTAGGTGCGCTGCCATTGCGCCTCCTCGCCCGGCACGTAGGGCTCGCCGCGGAAGTTGACCACGTTCGCGAACTTCGTCTTGCAGTCGGTGATGAGCCGCTTCTTGCAGCCGGGATACACGGAATAGGCGTTGCCCGTACCGATGGTTCCGATCATCGGCAGCGCGAGCGTGAAGAGCTTGGTGGCGCCGTTCCAGCTCTTGACCTCCATGCTCTTGCCGTTGTTCGGCCCGCTCGTCCAGGTGAGCTTGCCGCCGTCGAAGTAGCCGGTCGCCTCCGTCCGGCTCGAATCGGTGAAGCGGGCATTGTCGGTGACGGCCGTCGCGCTGCCGGTGACGGTGTAGGTGGCGAGGTTGACGCCGCAGCGCGTGTCGCCGAGGTCGGCGCGGCACGAGGCGGTATAGACCTCGCCCACGGTCTGCGCGAGCGCCTGGGCGAGCCCCCGCAGCTCCGCCGTGAAGGTGCTGCGCCCGAGCCGCACCTGGCCGAGCCGCCCTTTCCGGAGCCACAGCACGCCATCGGCGACGGCCTTGTAGTTGACGCGGAAGATCTCGACGACCGCGTAGTCCCAGACCCCGGCAAGGAGGTCCGTCTCCGTGATCGTGGTCGCGTCGAGCACGCCCTCGACGTCGAGGTTGTCCACCGCGAGATCGGACGACGTGACCGCCGCCGTCGGCGTGTAGCCCGTGGCGGCCTTGTAGAGCTGCGCCGAGACGGTGAGGTCCTCGACGTGATCGGTGAACCCGAAGACCTGCGCATCCGTGCGCGTGACTTTCCAGCACGTCGCGAGCGTCGTCACCTCGCCGGCGAGGTGCGTGGCGAGGTTGGCGCTGATGGACTTCACAGGCGCAGCTCTTTGAGGACGATCTGGTCCCAGGTCGCCCGGTTGCCGATGCCGCCGCGGCGCGTGGCCGAGAGCCAGTCGGCGTCGAACCGCACGGGGACGTCGAACTCGCCCGCCCAGGTGATGGTGTCGCCGCCGCCCGGCGCAGTGCCCCACGTGACGATGCCGGTCGTAAAGTCGATCGACACTTGCCCCGCCGCCGGCACCCCCGCCACGAGCGTCTGGGCGACGGCATTCTTGTAGATGGTGCACTTGCCCGACACGGGCTTCACGATCTTTCGATCGAACGTGGTCGAGCCCGCCTGGTAGCGCTTGACCATCTGATAGGTGGTCGCGCCGGTGCCGACGCCCGTGCCGAGGAGCCCGGTGGTGCTGGTGGTCGAGTAGTCGTAGTGATCGCGGAACCGGAAGCCGTGCGCGGCGCCGCGCATCACGAGAAAGAACGCCTTGAGCGTGTCGAACTCCGACTTCGGCCGGTTGACGAGGCTCACGACGTAGCGCTCGCGCGGCATGTCCCAGGCGGCGTTTCGGCTCTCGAAGCCGCTGGAGAGCTCGGCGATGTCGGTCATGAATTCCGGGCCGCCCTCCGCATCCCTCGCGAGCGTGGTCGGAAAGCGCGGCGATTCGTAAAACGCCATCAGGCATTCCTCCGGGTCGCCCGCGCGACGACGCGCCCGACTTCCGCCGCGACCTGCTGGGCCGAACGGCGATCAGCGGCGCCGGACATGGAGATGTTGACGGTCACACCCCGGCCGCCAGATGCAGCGACGCCGAGATCTCCGCTCGCCGTGCGCCGCAGCGGCATGATCGCCTCCGGGCCGGCCTCGCCCATCATCCCGACACCCCGCGCGAACGGGAAAATGGTGGGCTGCGCGACGATGCCGCCGCGCGCGAAGGGCACCAATCCTGCGGGAGAAAAGACGTTCCCCTTGGCGCTGAAGAGTCCGCCGATGAAATCCATCAGCCCGCCGACGCCGCCGCTCTGCGCGGCGCCGATGCCCTGGCTGAAGACGTCGAAGAGCCTTTCCGTGACCAGCTTGCGGGTGCCAAGCTTGATGAGGTCCTGCTCGATGCCCTTGAGAATCTCCCGGAAGCCCTTGCCGCCGCTGATGGCGTCTTCGAAGGCGGAGGAGAAGGTCAGGCCCAGCTCGCGCGCGACGTCGGCGCCGTTTTTGGCCTGGTCGGCGATCTCCTGCCAGTCGCCTTTCGTGAGCGCGACGCGCTCGCCCGCGGCGGTCCACGTGTAGACCAGATCGTCGGATGCGGCCTGCAGGCGGTCGATTTCCTCGATCATGCCGCGCAAGCCCTGCTCCTCGGCGCGCTTGGCGGCCTGCTCCATTTCGCGGAATTGCGCGATCGGCAGCTCGATGCGCTGGCCGGCTGCATTCCACGTGGTGACGAACTCTTCGGCCTGCGCGAAGACGTCGTCGGCATAGCTTGCCCACGCGCGCTGGCCCTCTTCGGTGAGGCGCTTTTCGCGTGCCACCGCCTCGGCGCCGTACTTCTTGCGAAGCTCCTCCAGCTCCTTCAGCCGCTTCTTCTCGGCCTCGGCCTTGGCGTCCGCCGCGGCCCGTTCTGCGGCTGCGGTCTGGGCGGCTGCCCCCATGCGCGCGGCCTCCGCGGCGGAGGGCTGGATCGTGCCAGTGGCGACGTTCGAGCCCTGCCCTGCGGCGCCGGCAGCGAGCGCGACCTTACCCGCCGCGCCGACGATGCCAAACGGCCCCGGCATCTCCGCGAGCTTGTCGAGGAAGTCGGAGAACTCGGTCTTGGTGCCCTTCAGCTCGTCGCGCAGGTTTTTCAAGAGGTCGGCGGTGCGGGAGAGGCCCTTGTTGAGCGTGCCGCCGATCACGCCGTCGGTGCGTGCCAGCTCCTCGAGGAACTCGCCCCACGATTTCGAGAGGTCTTTGGTGGCCTTGTTGAGCCCCGCGTTCATCCGCTCGGCCACGCCCCCGATGCGGCTCTCGACGATGGCAAGCTTCGCGGCCTGCGCGCCGGCGACGTCGCCGACTTCCTGCAGGCCTTTGATTGCGTCTTCCTCGGTCTTGGTGAGCTTGCCGAACTGCCGCTCCAGGCGACCGATGCCGCCCTCCTGGTTGGAGAGTGCGGTGCCGATCGCCTGCGCGGCCGTCGGGAGGTCGGTGCCGGTGAAGGCGGCGAAGTCCGCCGCTGCCTTGAGCGCGCGTTCGAAGTTCGATCCGGCGATCTCGCCGAACTTGAGGAGCTGCGCCTGCGCGTTGCGGATCGACTCGTCGTCGAATTCGGTGAGGTCGACGAGCTCGTCGTTCAGGTCGTCGAGCTGCTTTTTCGTCAGCCCCGCCGCGTAGCCGGTGGCTTGCAGGGTGGCGACGAGCCGCGCCTGGCTCTTCTCGGCCTCGATGCCGGCATTCGCGATCTCGCGCAGGCCGAAGCCGCCGGCGAGCACGGCAAAGGTGGTGCTCGCCACGGTGCGCAGCCGTCCGAAGCCGTCCTTGAGCTCGTCCATGCTGCGCTTGAAGCTGTCGAACCCGGCGCGCGATTGGTCGTCGACGCGGATCGCGACGCGGGCTTCGTTCTGGGCGGCCATCTAGTTGAGCCTCATGCTGGATTCGATGGCGCGGGCGATGCCTGGCAGTTGCGCCTGCACGGTCGCGCGGATGCGCGTGCGCTTCCTCACCTGCACGCTCGGCACCAGCACGGCGATCGGCACTTCCTTGAGCCGCCCGGCGCCACCGAAGCGCTTGCGTGCGGCGGTGGTGAACCGGCGCGTCACGCTGCGGGTGTCGGCGATGTTCTCGGCGAACACGATGACCTTGCCGCGCACGTTGACGAAGCTCGCGTTGCCGGCGCGGATCAGCTCCCGCATGACGGTCGAGAACCGCTTCGCGCCGATGCGGATGAGCGGGATGAGCAGCCCGCGCCCGCTCTTGGGCGTGAGGGTGCCGCCGGTCTCGAAGATCTCGACCCAGGGCGCCTTGAGCGCTCCGGCGAGCATCATCGGCGGGATGTCGCGGCGCGCATCGAACACCTTCGCGCCGAACGCCGAACCGAAGTTCTGCCGCTTGACCGCGAACGCGCGGCGCGCCTCCGTCTGCATGGCCGCCTTGACCACCGGCTGGGCTTTCTTCATGCCGTTGCGCGTGCCGGCGAGAATCGCGGCCTGTTTCTCGCGCGTCCAGGCCGTGAGCTTGTTTCGGTCGATGAGGCCCTCTCCGGTGAGCGAAAGTCTCATCGGCGCAGCTCCTGCGCCTGATGCTCCGACACCTCGGCGCGGATCACGAGCAGGCGCTCGATGAGCGATTCCGGATCCTCCACATCGAAAAGCCCCACCGCGAGCGGCAGGCGATCGGGCTCCCAGCCGCCCATGAAGCTATAGACCTCGAGCGCGAGCTCGCCGCCGGCGTCGAGCGGCGGCCGCATGCGCTCGGCTTCCTCGATCGGCATCTGAAACATGGCTGCCATGGAGTGCGCGCCGCCGTTCAGGTCCCAGGCGACGCGCTCGGCGAGTTTTTTCGGGCTTCCTCCAGTGCGTCGCGGCGCGCGAGGAACTTGTCGAAGAGCGGCCCGGCGAGCTCGGCGGCGAGCGCCTGGTCCTCCGCCATCAGGAGCTTTGCGGCCATCGGGCTCCACGGAAGAAAATCGCCTTCCTCCGCATCCGGCACGAGCCAGCGCGAGGGCACTTGGTCCCAGCCGACGAGATGATCGGGGAGGAGTTCGCGGGCGAAGTTCTCGATGTCGAGCGCTTCGCCGCGCGACTCCAGCCTCTTGAAAACCTGCCGCGCGGACGCCTGCGTTGGGATACGCAGCCGGTATCGGCGCCCGCCGACCCAATGGTCGAACTCGCGGGCGCCGTCGTAGCGCAGTTTCAGCTCTGCGGTGTCCATCAGGTGCCGTAGTTCGCAATCCGGCCGGCGCCGTTGAGCGAGAGCGTGCCCGTGGCGATGCCGTTCTCGGAGTTGAAGCTCGGGTTCAGGCCGATGGTCGCGCTGCCGTACTGCTTGCGACCGCTCGGGAGGGTGATGCGGAACGGAACGACCGTTCCCGCGTCGGCGAGCGCGAGCACCGTTTCGAACCACGCGACGCTCGGGTCCCAGTGAAAGCTGAAGTTCAGTTGGTTCCGCGCCGCCAGAATGGGCGTGAAGATCTGCTGGCTGTCCGTGATCTCGGTGGTCTCCGCTTCCACGAACCCGCCGCCTCCGGAAGTCGGGTTCGGGCGCAGGCCGGTGATCGATGTCCAGGTGACGATCTCCCGGATCGAACCGACGCCTTCGCCAGCGGGATAGTCCGTGGTGCTGGAGGTGTTCAGACCCTCGACCGTCACGTCGTTGGTCGCGACGGTGCTCGCGCGGCGGACTTGCTTGTTCGCGCGCGTCCAGCCCGACGTGATCTCGAAAATGTCGCCCGTCGTGATGCCGTGGCCGGTGCCGAGCGTCATGACGCCGGGGTTCGCGTTGGTGAATGCGGAGATCGTCGCGGTGGTGCCGTAGGTGGCGGCGACCGCGAGCGTCAGTCCTTGAGTCTTCAGTACGGCCATGATTAGCTCCTTTCGTTTGGATCAGGCCTCGATTAGCGCGTCGGGAGCATCCGCCGCGGTGAATAGCTCGGCGGTGAAGCGCATCTGCACCGCGCCCGCCTCGGCTTCTGTTTCGGCGTCGAATTCGATTTCGCAGCCGGTGTAATAGACGCGGACGCTCTTTCCCGCGACGGTGATCGCCGCAGCGAGCGCGGTCTCGACTTCCTTCGCGATCTGGTCGAGCGTGTCGTCAAGGTTCGCCGCGGCCTTGGCGATTCCATCGACGCGCACCTCGATCTCGCGCCGCTGGCCCTCCGGATTCTCGATCGTCTCCGTGGTCACCGTCTCGGTCGTCGTGTAGACGAGCAGCGCCGGCAGCTCGCTCGATTGCACCGGCCAGATGCGGCTCTGAAAGACGCTCGACCCGGTCGTCGTGAGCCCCGTCACGGCGGTCGCGACGGCCTCACGGAGCTGGCGCCGGACGTGATCGGCCATCGCTAGGGCGCCTGCAACACCAGACGCACGACGCCGGTGCCGTCCGGCTCGACGCCCCGGATCGTGAATCCGGTTCCGAGCACGGTAAGCGTCTGGCCATGCGCGACGCCCGTGAAGTCCGCAGCGACGCCCGTGAACGTCGTCCGGGCCGATTCGAAACCCGGAAGCGATACCGTGCCGCGCGCATAGGGCGAGTCGAAGAGCCCGATCACGTCGTACTCGTTCACCCCGACCGTCCATTTCGCCGCGACGGCGAAGTCGTTGGTGTCGAAGAACGCGTCGAAGTCCTCGGTGAACGGCATCACGCGGCCTCTCGTGCGAGCTCTGCGAGCTGCTCGATAACGACGTCAGCCACCTGGTCGCCGGGAATCGCCGCCTGGCAAAGCGCCGCGCCGGTGTTGCGTTCCGGCATGCAGTGATCCATGGTCCGGTGGATCCGATGGCATGGATGGCAAGGAACGTGAATCGGCTCGACCGCCGCGGTGTTCATCCAATGCTGGGTGAGATTGCGGTGCGAGGAGTGCGACAAGAGCACCACCTTGAGCATCGGCTCGAAGGCGACCGCATTGACCACGACCGATTCCGTGCCGATGACGGCATCCGCGAGCTGCGCGAACGCCAGCGCCTTGCGCACCGGCCAGGCGGTGCCCACGATGGCGCCGCCCTTCGGGTCGTAGGTCTCGCCGCGGAGATCTCCGAGCACCACGGGACGCACGCCCTTGCTCGCGAGCCGATCGATGCAGGCCTGCACATGCGGCCACCATTTCGACGCGGTCGACCCGGTCGGGGCGATCACCGCAACCGGCCCGTCGAACTTCGCCCGCTCGGCCAGTGCCCAGGCCGCCTCTTCTCGGGTCGGGTAGAACTTCTGCCGCCAGACGTGCGGCACGCCGGCAACGTCGTGCAGGGCCTCGAGGTAGTTGTGCGGGCCGAACAGGCGCTTCCTCTGCGCATCGGTGCGCCAGAAGTCGACGTCCGTCGCAGCCGGGAGCAGACGCGTCTCGACGATGCCGATCAGGTTTTCCCAGCGGTCGTACTTCGGCGCTTCGTAGAGAAAGTAGCTGACGAGCCCGGCGCCGTCATAGACCGGCGGAATGACGATGATCCGGTCGACGTGCGGGTCGTGCCGGAGCATGAGCTCGCCGGGCTCCTGCGCATACACCGTGACGTGATAGCCCTCATCCTTGAGGTGCGCGATCACGGAGGAGGCCCACAACGCGTCGCCAAGCGCGCCCATGCGCACCACCCCGACGGTCTTCGCCGGGCGCTCCTGCGCCCATGGGTGAAGCCGCAGGCCGTCGCGGCGCTTGCGGTAGACCTGCAGGAACGAGTATTCCTGCCCGCCCGAGCGCGTCTCGTTGCGCTCGAGGTCCCAGCCTCCGATCGACACGCCCATCGCGTTGATGATGTCCTCGGGCGCGAAGTCGTGCTTGTGGTCGGGGTTCGCGCCAGGCTGGCCGATGCGCGGGTAGTGATCGCGATGCGGCAGATAGAGCGCGAGGTAGCCGCCGGGCTTCACCAGGCGCCACCATTCGGCGAGCGCCTTCTCGAAATCGACGATGTGCTCGAGTAGATGAGAGCTGTAGACGCAGTCGAACTGCTCCGTGCCGAAGACCGGCAGGCTCTCGCATGAGTCGACCATCATGTCGGCCTTGATGGGCGAGCCGAAGAGCTTGGCGTCGAGGCCGTTGTCGACGCCGATGAAGTGCGGCCAGACCTTCTCGCCCCCGCAGCCGAGATCGAGGCACCGGCCGCGGATGTACGGCACGAGCTCGTGCCGCACTTTGGCCGATTCGTTGCCCTGCGGATCGTCGGCGCGCCAGGTCATTCGGCGGACTTGGCTTTCCGCGACGCCTTGGCCGGCTGATTTTCAACGGCCACGGTCGATTCGAGCGGGACGGGCGCCGCTTCCGGCGCTTGCACCGGCTCCGGCTCGATGACGCGCTCGGCCTTATTGTTCGCGATCAGCTCGCGCGCGAACGGATAGGGCACGGAGAATTCCGCGCCAACCGGCTGTGCGAGCCCGGCATAGAGGAAGGGCCGCGTGACGCGGATCTTCCAGGTGTTCGGTTCTTGCGGCATGAGTTCTCCGAAGAAATCCGGGGAGGACAGCAACGTCTCCGCCCTCCCCGGTGACCGTTTAGGCGGTGATGCCCGTGCCGAGCGAGAACGCGCCCGGATACCGCACGCCGATGTCGGTGGTCAGGAACGCCCGCACGCCGACGATGCCCGCCGCGAAGTTGGCGTACGGATTCGCCTCGACCTCGAGCACGCCCCACTCCGCGACGACGACCTGCGAGAAATCGCCGAAGAGGAGCTGCCCCGCCGTCACCTGGTTGCTCGACATCGAGCGGATGCCTTCGACGTTGCCGTCGAGAATCCCGCCCTGCCAGATAGGCGTGTCGCTGTTGCTGAAGCGGGCCTTCTGCTTCAGGATTCCGGCGATGGCCGGGGTGGTGACGTAACCGGAGTTCGCCGCCAGCGCGTTGGAGCTCGCCGCGTCCGTCTGGAATTCCAGAACGTTCGCATAGGTGACCGTGCCGGTCGTGATGGTGACGGTCCCGATGCCGGAGGTCGCGACGATGCCGGTCGGCTGCGGCGCGCCCGTGCCGGTGAGGCCGGCGACGTCGAGCGCGATGGCGCAAACGGCCGCGAGGTCGCTCATCACGAGCATCTCGGCGTCCGGCGACGATTGCAGCAGGAGCTGCCGCGAGATCTCCGTGTAGGCCCCGAGGTTCTTCGGCGTGAGGCTCATCTGGCCGATCACCATCTGGCTCTCGGTGGCGGCGGTGGCTTCCGTCGCGAGCCAGTAGCCGGTGCCGGGCGCCGTCTGCTTCGGAACCGTCACGCTTCCCTGCAGGCCGGAGAGGCGCGTCGCGCCCATGCTGTAGAGCACGGAGCGGTTCCGCAGCAGGTCGATGAAGCCCTGATTCCCGGTGCTCACGAGATAGCCGCCCATCGTCGAGGTTCCGACGATGAGGTCGCGCTGCTGGATCTCCATCGGCACGAAAAACGTGTGCTCGTTTCCGACCCGGCCCAGCTTCGCGGCCACGGCGCGGGAGGCCTCCAGCTCGAGCCCGGCCTTGCTCCAGTCCTTGTTCACCACGGCCGACAGCGCACGGGTGAGCGAGTAGCGGCGGGTCTCCTGCGCGGTCATGCCGACGGACGACACGGACGGATTGCGCGATCCGCGCTCGGCGATGATGTCGAGCACTTTCTGCGCGGCCTCCTCGGCGGTCACGCCCGAGTCGATCCAGGCGTCGCGCTGCGCATCGTCGATCTTGTGCGTGCGCGCGAGCGTCTGCAGCGTCTTGATCCGGAGGCGCTCCGGGGCGGCGTGGTCGATCACCTGCACATCCGCGTTTGTGCCCGCGGCGGCGTTCATTTCAGCCATTTCGGCTCCTTTCGTAGCGGCCACTGCCGCGGGTTGTTCAACTTGCTGCTCGGGCGCCGGAAGCACCCGCACTTCGAATTTCTCGCCGGACAGATCGCGTCCGAGCCCGACGGTCG